TATTTGTCTTGGACATATAAAGACAATAATACAGATGAAATTGTTGGCGTTAGATTTACAGAAAGCAATAATGGACCGATAGTTGTATTGGAAGAGCCTCAAACAGACGAGATAGGAAAGCCATTAGATAATCTGTATGTTGCTGGTATAGACTCTATTGACCATGCAGAGGGAGACTCTGTTGTTGGAAAAGATGGTTCTAAATTTGCTATAACTGTTAAAAAAAGAATATACGGAAATCAAGGAAACAAATACGTATGTATGTATGTTGAAAGACCAAAAGACATTAGAACAGCATATGAAAATGCTGCAAAAATATTGTTTTGGTATGGATGTAAGGCAAATCTTGAAGATACAAAAATAGGTTTTAGACTTTGGTTGCAAGAAAAGAAAATGCTTTATAAGATGCTAATGAAAAGACCATTAGCCGCATTATCAAGCAATAAAAGGACATCAAACCTATGGGGCACTCCTGGATCTGAAAAAATGATACGACATGGATTGGATTTAGTAAATCAATACATAAATGATTCATGTTATAATATATGGTTTATAGATATGCTTGAATAGCTATAGAAGTTTTCATATGAAGCAAAAGGACGTTTTGATATTGTCCTTGCAATGGTTTATACGGAAATAGGTGATGAAGATATGATGGGTATAGTTGTTAAAAAAGAAGATCCAATAGAATAGCAATGGAATGAGCTTGGAGATATAAAGTGGATAACAGATGAGAAGGGCTACAAAAAATTAACATATTCAAATGATTCATCATGGGGGAGTTTTTAAGCATAAAATAGGTCATTTATGACTATTTTGAAACTATTGAAGGGAAAATTTATGAAAAGGACATTGCTATTACAAAAAGAGGAGATACTTATAATATTACTTTAGAGCAAGGCAATTGGATTAGACCTATACAGTTATTCATCGAAGCAGAATCAGAGCAAGATTGCATAGATCAATTGATTGCAGAATTAAGATTAAAACATTTGACCTTTGTTAAATACTGCAAATTATTTAAATTTAAATAAATTATACAAAATAAGGATGATAGAAATAGATGTTTTATCGGAACTGTTAACTGAGAAGGAAAAATCTAATCCTGATTACATTTAGCAAATGACAGATCACATCTGTAATTACTTGATTACAGATAAAGATCATTTAAGAAAGGCTTACAATTATTATAATGGAGTTGTAGACAAAGATCAATATAGAGCTATTGAAGAAAATTATGGTATAGGATCTCCAACAAGCATACAATTTATTCCTCTTATAAAGAGACATGTTGATGCCTTAATTGGTAGACATCTACAAACAAGAGTTACTCCAAAAATAACATGTAAGGATAAAGAGACATTATCAAATATACATAGATAGAAGCAGCTTGAAATTAAAAAGTTGCATATGAATTCTATAAAAGAGTCATTGCATAATAATATTGTGTATCATTTTATGACTCCAGAAGAAAAACAACAAAACAAACCACCAATAGACATAGCATCTGATCAAGCATTGAAAAAACAACAAGAAGATTTTGATAGAAATTTTATATCGGAATATGAGTTGGCTGCATAGCATATGCTTAGGTTTTTAAGCTAGAGCAAAAATATTGATTTAGATAATAAGAAAAAGATATTAATGCTAGATTTATTGGTTACAGGTGAATGTTTTTATAAAGTAACAATACCAAAAATAGGAGAAACTCCAGATATTGAAGTTTTAAATCCTATAGATGTCTTTTACGAAAAAAATGTAAATTCTCCTTATGTCAAGGACTCTACGAGAGCAGTAATCAGGAGATACATGAATAAACAATAGATAATTAGCAAGTATGGAGATAAATTATCTAGAGAAGACATAAAAAGAATTGACTCGCAAATAAGGATAGGCAATGATTATTCTGCCAATGTTATGTATATACGATCTCCAGAAGGGTCAATAGTTTCAAATGTGGGCGTATCAACTACAGATGCTGCATATGATAATGATATATCAAAAATATATAACAACTATTATCCAGTATATGAAGTCGAATGGTTGTCTAATACAGAAGTAGAAGAAGATGGTAAAAGATTTTTCCGAACTGACAGATATGAGGCTGTCAGAATTGGAACAAATATATATATAGAACTTGGGAAATCTGAACATGTGGTAAGAAGTATTGAGCATCCAAACAGATGTACTTTATCTATTAATGGTATGTCATATTCTGATAGGAATGGGCGTCCATTTTCTTTAGTTATAGCCACAATGCCTTTACAGGATTAATATTGGTCCTGTATAAACTCCGTGAATTGCTGGAACGCTAAAACAATGTTATGCCAATCAGCAGCCAAGCCTTTAAAAGGAAGGTTCAACGACTATTATGTAGATTCCAAGTGGAATCGAAGCGCGGAGAATGATATTAAATTTTATAAATTATTAAAAATGAAATTTACAGAAAAAGAATTTATACAAGAAGTAGAGACTCTATATAATGGAGAAATCGAAGTGGTGGGAAAGTTTAAAGGATTAACATATCCTATATTATTAAGAGATAAATATGGAGTAGTAAAAGTGGATGCTAGATCTGCATTGACTTATAAACCATCAATAATATCAGCTCTTAATAAAACAAAATATTTTATGAATATGCTTAAAGAAAAGTATTATCATATTTATAGTCTTATAGAACCAGAATCAGAATATTTGGGCATGAATGAAAAAATGATATTTAATACTCAATATGGATTAGTATCTATTAATCCAGGATCATTAATATCTGGTCATGCTCCAAATATTAGGAGTGCCATAAATCGTAAAAAGTATTTTAAGAATATGTTAAAATATATTTATGGTGATAAATATAAGTTTATAATAACAAATACTGATAGGTCTAAAGGATCGAATTATTTAATTTGTCCAATTCATGGAAAAGTTGAATTTGATAATGAAAGTATATTTCTTGGAAATGGATGCAAAAAATGTTCAACAACAAATGCTCCAAAAACATTATTATATTTAATAAAACTTTATAATGAAACTGAATCTTTTTATAAAATAGGTATAAGTGGATATCTATTAAATGGAAAAATAAAAAGATATAGACAATATAAATCTCTTGGATATAATGTAAAAGAAATTAAAATTATTGAGTTCAAAAATGAATTAGAATTAAGAGAATATGAACTTAAATTAAAGCATATAATAAAAGAATACTTATACACACCTAAAAATTGGAATTATAATAAATCAACAGAATGCTTTTCTGAAGAAATATTAGAAATTTTATTAACAAAAATAAATTCTTTATATCATTATGATATAGTCTGATCTCATATGAAAATATGAGCTTTATTGGATTTAGTCTAACGAACTAAATCAAACAAAAATGAAATATAATTTACTTCATTACTTTAGAGATTCTTTAATATCTAGTTCTGGTGTAAAAGGTGATTTTCTTGATGTTTCATAGCTCCCAAGTTTTCTTGGAAAAACTCCATAGGAGAGGGTTTTAAAATGGAACGCTTATAAGAAAAAGATGGGTATTGCAATGATTAATACCGCATAGGAGGGGCGAGAATAGAATTTAAATACGATATACAGCGGATTTGACGACACCTTATCTGGTTAGGCTATCTAGGCTATTCATTTAGCCATAGAAGCAACAGAAGCCACATGCTCGTCTATTACAGGTGTATTTAAGGAACAGCTTGGCGGCATAGAGCAACGTGATGCGGTAACAAATGTATAGGTCGGAATAAATCAATCAACAATTATTACTAAATAGTATTTCCAGGTAATGGATAATATTATAAACGAACTTCTTATAGATTCTCTTAATGCAAGCAAAATTACCTATAAAGATGGACTGGTTGGATCTTATGTTTTAGGTGATTATTTACAGAAAATATTTACTATCGATCCGAAATATTTTTCATTTACTGATTATGATATTCATATTGCAGACAATACAGATGTTACGACTGAAATGATGAAGATAGAACAGCTAACATATGAACTTATCAAATCAAAACAAGTTGGAATAGATGTTATATTGAGTTCTGTTGGAGCAGAAAGTTTAACTGATATGAAATATAAGCTTATGAAATCATTCGAAAAACAGAATGAAGAGAACAATCAATTACAACAAGCGTCATAGGCTATAGCCCAATATGAACAACAAATTAAGCAAATGCAATCTGAATATGAAAAGATGAAGAATGCACTTGAAAATATGCAGAAGCAAAACACTGATATTGAACTTAAAAAGGTAGAATATGATTATGATATCAGGAAAGAAGCCAACAAGATAAAAGAAAAGATTGAAACAAAGAAAGTCTAGAATGACGACAAGAGGATTGAAGCGGAGATTTTGCAATTATACGATGAAAATCCATATAACAATGAAATTAAGAACTCATGAACACACCTAAATATATAATAATACATTGTTCTGCGACAAAGGTAACAAATAATGTTTCTTTAGAAGAAATCACAAAATGGCATAAAGCGTAGGGGTTCAAAAATATAGGATATCATTATTATATCACAAAAGACGGAACAATACACAAGGGAAGAGACGAAAAGCTTTCTGGAGCTCATACGGTTGGATATAATTCAAATTCAATTGGTATTTGTTATGAAGGTGGTCTTGATAAAAATGGTAAAGCCTCTGACACAAGGACTCTTGAGCAAAAATAGTCTTTAATAGATTTAATACTGGATATAAAAGAAAGATATCCTATTAAAAAGGTTATGGGCCATAGAGATACTAGTCCAGATTTAAATAAAGATGGCAAAATTACTCCAAATGAATACATAAAATCATGTCCATGTTTTGACGCAATAACTGAATATAAAGAATTATAATATGAGTTCATTGAATATAGAATATAATGGAAAAACAATCCCTATAGCAAATGTAGGGATTGTTTCTTCTAAAGAAAAAGTAATACTTGGAAATCTCGAAAGAGATTTATTATTACAGACTCTTGGTAGCGTATAGATATAGGTTGGAAATAAGTTTTATGAGTTGCCATTTAATACTGATGGATCATGGTCTGGCGGAAATTTAAATATAAAAGATATTGACGGATTGGATAATCTTGATTTATCATCATATTCAAATGGAACATTTTTATATGACACAAAAGGCAATGTATTATATTTAATACATAACAAAACATTAATACCTATATCTGGAAGCGATGATGATAATCAAATCTTTTTATCTTATATTAATGAACAAAGGCTATCTGGGCAACAAAAATATAGGCTTATATTAAATGCTGGACAATTTTTGTCATCACTACAAGATGTAAAACTATTCACAGTTGATGATGTTTATGATGGAATGATTGTATTTGTCAATGATGAAAAAACTCATTATATATTGTCAAATTCAAGATACCCAAATGAGATATCATCATGGGAGACATTTTATATTGGAAACCAAGGTGGTCTGATCAAAAATGGACTTACAATTAAAAACCAATCAAGAGAAAATTTATTGTATCTTAATGAAATAGATGCAATGCAAAATGGTATATTTAATGGGTTGAAAATTGGATCTGATGAAAAATGGATGAAATCATCCGTCAATATATTAGATCAATCTTTGATAAATTATAATACTAAAGAGTTTTTAATAAAGAACTAGTCATACAAAATACTTCATGTTTTAAATAATAATATAGGTATTAGAGGGGATGCGTCTGGCTCTGATGACTATAATATCATTGCGCATGGGTCTTTAAAAATGAATGGGCCATTTTTTACTGATAAAAAGATGGTCTCAACTGATTTTAATACTATAAATATTACTCATTGGGATGGTGGTAGAGGATTTGGATTAACAAGAGGCTCTGATTCAAAGTGGAATTTAGAAATAGACAATCTAATTGTGCGAGACTCTCTTGTGGCAAACAAAATGGTTTTAAAATCATTAGAGGTAGAAAGAGCATATGCTACTGGAGGTCATATTCTTGTTACCGACGGAGCTGTTATTAATTCATATAATTACAGAAAACCTACTGCTGAAGAGCTTCAAACGGCAAACGTAACTTATAACGGAAATTATGGAACCCTTGAAGCAAACTCATATTATTATTTTGTAACTTTTAAGGAATCAACTGAAAAAGACGATAATGATGCTTATGTATCACTCCCTACAACTCCAGCTTTTCCTTCTGAGAATAATTTAACAGATAATATAGAAAAAGATACTCTAGATGTTGATAAGAATTGCCCATTTATAGCAGGTGATGTATTGTTATGCCAAACCGCATCTGGACTTACAGCAAAAAGATACTATGCATATGTGTCATACTCAACAAATAAGTATATTGCAATCAAATCTAATCATCTTAGAAACAATGTTATATATTAGAGAGATAATGAAGGAAATCCTGTTTCCATTTTCAAGGATTTTTCGATAGAAGCGAACGACTCGTTAATCAGAATAACAAATCTACTTACTGATAACGAAGGAGTATATAAAAACAAAAATAGAAGAAGGTTTATTGATATAGATGGAACAAGAAATCAGATAACAATGTATGATAATCTTGGAAATCCAAATTTATTCTCTGGAGCTCCAAATGCCGATGGATTTTATGATGATATTGAAATTATAACAGGTATAGGTCAAAATGGATCATTGAGACTAAGGATGGGAGAGTTATCTGACCTTGGTATTAATGGAATAACTGGTTATGGTTTGTATTGTGATAATGTTTTACTGAAAGGGAAATTAATAGTAAAAGACCCTTCTGGAGAGTATCCTATTGGAGCTACAAAAGGAGCGTGGATTCCTGGAAATACAAATACATATTATTTAAACGATATTATATCATATAATGGCTCTGCATATAGATGTATTGTGCAACACACTAATACTGCTGAATTATAGGCTATTCCTGGAATATCAGATTTTTGGGAAGTATTCGTTGAGAAAGGGTCTGATGGGACTGTAGATCAAGATTTTACATCTGTTGAGGTTACTGGAGAATAGATATTTATTTATGATAAAACTAACCAAACATATGACAAATCATATATACCACTAACTGCCACATTAAAAGGCATCAAACCAGAAAATATAACTGAAGCTAAATTCCAATGGAAAATAAACGATGTAGTTATTTATGAAACAATATATAATGATGAGCAAATAACTGAAAAAAGAATTGTTAATTCAATAAATATCTATCCATCTGGGTCTCATGAAGATAAAGACTGGTCAACCATATGGCAATCAAATAAATCGTTATCAATATATTGCTATGTATATCTTGATCAATCTACTACTGAAAGTTATTTTGATGTTATATCAATAAGCAAGCTGAGTGATGGATTAGATGGATCTGGAAGCTTGAATGCATTTTTAACAAATGATTCACATTCAATACCTACTGATGCAAATGGGAACAATCCAAATTTTAGTGGAGCATCTAGTAGGATTTATATATATAATGGAGGTATAGATGATACAGCAAATTGGACTATAACATTTGTTGAATCAGGCGTTTCTGGAACGAAATCTGGAAGCACTTATACAGTTACTGGAATATCTGTTGATTCTGGATATGTTGATTTTGTAGCCAATAGAACAGGATATTCTCAAATAACAAAAAGATTTGATATAAAGAAATCAAAAGCTGGAGCGTCTGGTAGCAATGGAGTTAGCCCTACTGTATATGAAATTGTGCCAGATTTTTATACATGGAACAAAAGTGATTACGATATTGTCACTCCAAACAAAATTACTTTTAATTTTTATTAGACTGTTGGCACATCTAGGACAGCTTTTAATGGATATTTTGATATGGAGTACTCTACAGATGGAACAAATTTCATATCATATGGAGCTGGACAAGGGACATATATATCATTCAATTTAGATTTAACGTATAAGGCAGTTAGATGTAATTTATATTCTGATTCTAATAGAACTGTAAAGGTTGATTAGTAGACCGTTATAATGGTTCGTGATGGGAAGGATTCTTATACAATAGTATTAAGTAATGAAGCGTTTACTGTTCCATGCGAATCAAATGGATTATTCAGTTCTACCATATTTAATTCTCCACGTAAATATTATACTAATATAAATGTTTATAGAGGCACAACCGTTCTCCCTTATTCTGGAATTGGTACTTATTTTTAGATTGAATTTCCAACTGGAGGCCAATTAAGTCTTGAGCAAGATGGATTAGCAGATGAAACAACCATAAAAGTAAGCGTAACTGGATATACTGGAGCGGCTGGAGACAAGAGCGGTATTGGATTAATAAGGATAAAAGTCTATTTTAATTCCGTTTTAAGCACTTTTAATAAATAGATCGTTTTGTCTAAAGGCTTCCCAGGTCCATTATTGGATTGGGTAAGCGATTGGGATGGAAGATCTACAGTTGTTGGATCTGATAAAATGATTTCACCAAAAATATTTACTGGATCAAAAAATGAATCGAATCAATATACTGGTGTTGCAATGGGGTATAGAATATTGGGAACATCATCCAATGGGATTGCTGGTTTTTATAATTCTACAAAAACATTTGAAATTGATGCGAATACTGGAAGTTGGGTTTTTGGTAATGGCAATAATTCCATATCATATGTGGCAAATACTGGAGCATTAACATTTGGCTCTGCAGTTACAATGAAATGGTCGAATATAACAGATGCGTCAAGTGTTACTGACAAATTAACAAAAATTGATGCAAATGGAATTTATACTGGTACATTAACTGCAGCACAAGTAAATGCTGTTGAAATCAATGCTGGATCTATTACGGTAGGAAAGATGAGTATAGACAGATTAAAAATAGATAAAACATTAATTGTTGGAGGACCAAGTGGAACTGAATCTTATGATGGGGTAATAAGTGTATTAAATGCCAATTCTACTCCTACAGAAGTTGTTAGATTAGATAGGACTGGATTAACTGCATTGGCTGGAAAAATTGCTGGATTTACTATATAGGGTCAATCATTAACAAATACTGGATTTGCTAATGATGCAGCTCTTATTTTTAGAAATGATACAGCAGGTGTTTTTTCAGGAATTGGAGGAAGCATTCTCCCTGCAACTACAGCAACTAGATGTTTATTACATCTACAAAACCATGAATCAACTGGAGCATATGGAACAGACAATTATGGTGCACTTATATCTGTAAAAAATTCATCAGGGAAAAATATAGCATTAAAAGCTATAGGAGCAATATAGGCTTCAACAGTTATGTCAGATAAGATAGCATATTGGGTTATGGGCTCAACAAATACATGGGTTCCATCGATATAGGATACTATTATAATAACTGCTTATCAGAATTATTCATTGGTATTGCCAACGAAAGCAATAATTGAAAGTTAGTTTGGTTACTCTACTCTTCCAAATGATTTTGGATTTACGTTTACATTACATTGTAGATATAATTGTTCATACGTAATAACTGTAGAGCCTCCTTCTGGAGTAAATTTATATAATTAGAATGGTGCTATATCCACATTTAATATGGCTAAGGGTGATTCAGCAACTTTATTATGTACAAATGAAGGTGGATTTTTTAGATATGAAATACTATCAGGATATAATTAATAAATAAAACAAATGAATAAATTTTTCATAATATGTATAATTATTTTATTCATTCTATTAGCTGCAGTTACAAAGCTTTATAATACAACATTAAAAGAAAAGGAACGATTTGAAGCAAATCAAACTACATTAATGACTTCCCTAAACGATTTTAAGTTTAGGGATAGTCTTAATGCTGTAGAAAATGGAAGACTAAAATTGAATCTCTCTGAATTAAAAGAATTGAGAGAAGCAGATTTTAAATTAATAAAAGAACTTAAATTAAGACCGAAAGATGTTGAAACTATTACAAAAGTAAAAGTTGTAACAAGAGATTCAATAATTTTTTAGCTTAAAGATAGTTGCATTAATTACGAATCTGAATGGACGAAAGTTAGTGGATGTATTGGTGACACTCTTTCAATAGAAACATCTGATAGTATTGCCTTTATAGCCCATAAAGAATATAAACATAAATTTTTGTTTTTTAGATGGGGTTTAGAGCGCGCAAAAGTAAAGATTATTAATTTTAATCCTCGAAGTAGTGTAAAAAGTCCAGAATGGATAGATCTTAAATAATTTTTTTTATTATTTTTAGAAAAAATATAACTAATATTTTTTTTGCATAATAAAAAGTATTATATTTGCAAAATAATTAACCTATTAAATTATAATATGGAATATGTAATATGTAACAAAGAGTGCGAAATTCTTAATGAAAAGAAAATAAAGATGACTTATTTTAGTCTTATTAAATCTTTATTTGACAATGTGCCTACCCAGGGTTTAACTATCTCTGAAATGAAAAAAGACTTTGCTTTAATTGATGTGCTTGACGCAAATCCTGAAGAAGCAACAATCACAGAAGAACAACTTAACAGAATTATCAATCTACTTGAAAATACACGATTCGGTGTATTCAATAGAGAGTTTGTTAATATGTTTGATTATTTTAATTCTCTTAAAAAATAAAAATTATGAAACAAGACAATTTGTTTGATGAATTGCTTGATGATGAAGGAACTGAAAAAGTTGCTTTTGATGAAAGTTAGAATGACAATGATCCACTTGATGATGAATTTCCATCTAGTGACAATGAAAAGGATGATGATCAAGATCTGGAACAAAAAGAACAAAAAGAACAAGAATCCAAAGAAGATGATTCAACTTATAAGTTTGAGGAATCTGAATCAATAAACAGGATTCTTGAATCTAAAGGTATTAACCCTCATGAAATTTTATATGAGGATGAAAATGGAGATGAAGTTTCGGTTGATTTCTATGAGTTAGATCCAGAGGAGCAATTAAACCTTCTACAATACAATCCAAATCAGTATGATCTGGAAGAAAATGAAATAGGAGTTATTAATTTCCTTAGAGAAAGTGAGACTACTCTTGAGGATTACATCGATTATGTAAAGAAAACAGCTGTTGAAGAATATTTAAGTTCATCTGCATCATATGATATTGATGCGTATTCTGATGAAGAGATATATGCTTCATTGCTAAAAGATCAATTTCCAAATCTAACTGATGAAGAAATTGAATTAGAGATTGAAAAAGAAAAAACCAATCAGAGTCTTTTTGAAAAGAAAGTTTCTCAAGTAAGAGAGTATTATAAAGCTCAAGCAGAAGAAGTCATGCAAAAAGAGGAAGAGGCTAAGGCCGCTGAATTGGAACGAACTTAGATAGAGAGCAAAAAGAAACTTGCAAATGCTGCTATTGCCACAGAAGAATTAATGGGATTTGAGATTGATGATAAAGATAGAAGTGAAACTTTTGATTTTATCTTTAATTAGGATGCTACTGGAAAATCTAAATTTTTCAAATTATTGGAAAATCCTGAAAAATTATTCAAGGTTGCTTTATTTGCATTAAAAGAAGAAGAGATTAATAAAACTTTAGAACAAGAATTTAAAAAGGCATACAATAATACAAAACCACCTATTATTAAAAGTCCAATAAGTACATAGAAAGCTAAAGTTTCTATTAAGGGATCTTCTCCTACAAAGCCACAATCAAGTACTTCTTCGAAGTCAAGTATTGATGACTTATATAATGATCTTTTAAAATAAAATTAAACTATGCTTGTAACAAATTACGCAACTATTCGCCCGAATGAACTGGGCACCAGAACCGTCGAGGATTTTTCTAAATTTCTTGGTTCAAAACCACATCGTCTTGGTATCGTAGCAAGACAAAACCCTGATTTGACAACTTCTTTCTTGACTGAGTCGCTAATGAATATTTATGACGTTGAGTCTAAAAATAAATATCAGCCGATCAGCTCATTTTTGATTGAATGGGAAGTTGAACAATCATTTATTAAGAGAGTAAAATTCTCTACAGTTCCTTCATCTACTGGTAAATGGGGTGCACCTGTTACCTTTGTTTTTGATGAAGCATATTTTGGTAAATATGATACATTCCGTATCGAACGTACTCGCCAACAGGGTATTATTGTTTCTAACGCAAGACGCGTTTCTGACAAATCTTTTGAATATCAGGTTCAATTGGTAACTAACAATGAAGACGAAGAATTCGACTTGACTGGATGTCAGGCTGGTATGTCTGTTCGTTGGATTGGTACCGCCCATCCTGAAATGTCTGAAGAAGGAAATGTTAAGAGTCAATCTAACATGGAAGTTCATCGCAACTATATTACTCGTCACCGTGCTGATGTAGAATATTCTTCTGATTTTGAAGCAATGGAAGAAGTTTACATTACTCTTGGAAAGAGCGACTCAGATACTGGTACAGTATATAAAATGATGAAGAAAGAGCAACAGTTGTTGGAAACCTTCATGATTGGTCGTAACCAGATGAACTTGATGAGCAAATGCAACATCGATAAAAATGGTAAGGCTCGTAACTATGATCCAGCCACAAATCGTCCTAAATATATGATTATCAAGCTTTTATCTGCCTGATAAGGAATGGGACTTGCAATGGTGACATTGTATACAAAATCTTCTTAATTGCTGGGAACTCCATACTGGACAATCAGCAGCCAATTTTTGGGATATGCAGGCTTTTAAAGTAGCTCCAAAAAAGGTTCAACGACTAGTCGAAAGACGTACACTCAAGTGAGTGGAAATGGAAGATAACTTTTGAAATTTAAAAAAAAGTATAAAAAATGAAATATATAGTATATTTAACTATTAACAAAAAAAATAAACATATTTATGTTGGTGTTCATGGTACCACTACAGACAAATTTGATGGATATATAGGATGTGGAGTTTATGAAAATAGACCTGGAACATATAAATATAGCAAAACAGCTTTTTAGTTAGCTGTAAATAAATATGGTCCAGATTCTTTTATAAGAATTACATTACAAGAATTTGATAATGAAAAAGATGCATACAATTTTGAAAAACAAATTGTAAATGAATCATTCTTAAAAAGAAGAGATGTATATAATACCACATTAGGAGGTCTTGGAGGCGATAGAGGTGTTATGTCAAAATGTTTATATCAATATGATATAAATGGAAATTATATTAGAGAATTTGAATCTAATTATGAAGCTTCTAGAATTATGAACATTCCATCATCAACATTGTCTTCGGCAAGAAAAGGTCATTGGGCTACAAATGGTTTTTACTACTCTCATTACAAAGTAGACAAACTTGACTTTAGAGAATATAATATCTCTACAACAAAAAAGAAGGTCTATCAATATAATGATAAAGGTGAATTCGAAAAAGAATTTAATTCTTGTACTGAGGCAGCAGCTTCACTAGGAAGAGAAGCCACAGCAATATCAAGAGCCATTAAAGCTTAGTATAAAATATGTGATAAATATTTCCTATATACACATGAAGGAAATTATAGTGTCTCAAAAAATAAATATGTTAAAAATTAGACAGTCCATCAATATTCATTAGATGGAAATTATATTAAAAGCTACAACAATAAAGCTGAAGCAATAAAATCATTAGGACTTAAAAGTGATAGAATTGGGAATGCTATAAAAACAGGTCACTCTTTTGCTGGATATCAATGGTCTTATGAAAAGATAGAATAGATGCCAAGCATGTTAAAGGGCAAAAACAATAAACCTAAAAAAGTAGCACAATATAATTTAAATGGAGAATTAGTTAAAATATACGATAGTATTTCAAAATGCAGGAAAGATTTTCCTGGATGTGTAAAAGTTCTTTATAATGAAAGAGTTAAAACACATGAATACTTGTTTAAATTTATAGATTAAGTTAAAGATATAGTCTACTCTTATAAGAAATTATAAGCTGTAAAAACGGATTAATTCTAACGAAATTAATTGAATATTATGATTCCAATTGG